TTCCTCCAATTGCGCTGTCTGTGCAGTTTCAAGAGCTATTGCTGGCGCTGGAATAGTGAACATATCCCACAGCGCTTGTGGGTCTTGCTCGTTGCTTGGGTTTGCGTGAAATGTTGTCACCTCAACATCAGTCAAGGCAATGCCGGCACGCTTGGTGCCGATCTTGGAAACGCTCATGTCGCCTGGTCCAAGAGTACGTGGGCCGTTGTCTGTGCTGACGATCAACTCGCCTTTGCGCACTAAGAAAAACGATTCTTCTTTGTGGATTGCACCAGTCAGAACTGTGCCAGCAGGAATGTGCATTGTCCGAGCGTACAGGCCATTGCAGAAGTCGTGATCGACAGGCATGTCTACCTGAGGCAGCTTAAGCAGCTCGGCCTCTAGGCGATAGATTGGCAGGTGCTCGGCTGGAACACCAGCTTTGACTTCCTGAACCGCGACATGACTCATCGAAAACTCCTGTGCAGGGGCTTGTGAGCTACTGGCGGCTCGAACGGCTCAGTGCTGGTTATTTTCCCACATTTTGGCATTTGGTCAATCTTCCATTTCAAATTCACGTTCTTCCCATGCCTGGCAGACGCGCAGGTCGTGGCAGATGAACTCGAATTTGTGGCAGTAACCACGGAAACCAGCATCGGTGTCCCAGTCATTGCGGGGGATGCGCTCCATCTTGGCCTGTGTCATGGTGCTGTTGTCGTAGTACTCGCAGTTCGAGCAGCGACGACGACGAGACTCTTTTTCGTCAACTTGCATGGCGTTGCCCACCGCGATCCAGTAGGTTTTGTTGGCCGTTGGCTCGTTGGATGGATTCTCAGGGCCAAGCATCCAGTCATCAATGACGATCTGGGTGTTTTTCTTGTTTTCGGCTGTGCTGATGAATTCTTCCTCCATCGGCAGGCCCATAAAGCCCTTGGGCATCATCATAAATTTGTCCATGCTGTTCTCCTTAGGTAATTTCTCGGCCAGATGCGCGGATGGTCAGTGATGTGGCTGCGCTGGCAATGGTGCTGATAAAACTGCCTGATTCCAGCGCCTGGCCAACCAGTTCTGGGAATGTGTAAGTTTCATCGGGTGCAATGCTGCGAGTGTCCACGATCAAGTTGGCTGTGCCAGCTACGCCACCACTTGTCACCAGATTAACGCTGATCGTCACATTTCCTGCCGTGGTGTTGGTGGCTGTGAATTTGTCAATCAGAGCCTTGCAGTTCACTGCGGTGTACTGAGTTGTCTGGACATTTTCGGCTTGCTTTGGTGGTATCAGCACCTTGATTGATACGGTCATTTCATTCTCCTTATGTGGCTTCGCCACCGCTGGCGATGATTGTGAGGCCAGCCGATGCTGCCTGAATTTGAATGGTGTCGCCTGCGTTCAGCACTTCAATGCCGTTGTATTGCAGGGCATTGTTAGCTGGTACTGATACATCGTACAAAAATGCATTGCCAGTGCCTGCTGCGCCAGCTGATGGCACGAAGAATACTCGCACATTGATGGCCGCTGCCGTGGTGTTGGCGATGCTAAATTCTTTGACAAGCGTGCGAGTGCTGGCCGGTACGGTGTACAGCGTGGTCACGCCTGTGGTGATGGCCGCTTGGCCTAGTTTTGTGGGTGTGATTACATCGAAAGCCATGTGAGCACCTGATTAGATCGCACTGAGGCGGTTTGGTTTGCATAAGGCAGGATGCCATTCACATCGTGCGCCAGTTCGATATTGTTGCGCACAGGGGCCAGTGCAAGCAAGTCAAGTGCTTGCGCCAATCGTGGAATGGCATCCAAGGCCTGCTGCACTTTGGCATTCAATACAGCGTCATCGACTGCGGTGTCTTGGGCCAGCGCACTGATCTGAGCCAGCGCATTGTTGGCATTGGCCGCTGCTGTATCTGCTTGGTATTCGAAATCAGTTCCAGTGATGACTTGCAGCTGATCTACTGTAGAAAACAGCAGTTCAAACTGTCTGATCTGTTGTTGGTCAGTCAGAAACGTGGCGAGCTGATCTCGCGTCAGGTTCAGTCTGCGTGATACTGGTGCGGTTGCCATCAGAATGCCAATGCCTCGATCTGGGCTTCAAGACGGATAAACGAAACGTGAGCATCACTGTCACCACGGAAACGCTGGATGCGCCAGTTGCGCATGTGGCCTTGCTGAAACCATGCCAGGCGTTTGACGGTGTTTCCAGTCGTGCCAACTGTGATGCTTCGGTCTTGGCTCCATGCTTTGCCATCCACGCTGTAGCTGGTGCTGATCTGTGGATTTGTACCCAAAGCCACGCTGCCGGTCAAACTGACCAACTCCAACTCGTTGAAGATTGCGCCATTGCCTTCGTTGTAAACGATCAGCGTGCCAAATTCCCAGCGCACTTGCTGGCCCCAATGTTCGCCAGTGCTTTGCACCAAGTAGCCAATGGAACTTGACTGTGGGTCGCCCACCAGCCATTTGTCGTAAATCCAAACCATGTTGCGTGCGCGATACTGAGCAAAATCAACAATGGTGCTTGCCAGAGTAAACCAGACTTGCTCGCCAAGTGCTTCGGATGCCGATGCGTCATAGACGATGGTGCGGTCTGGTAAGTGCACGTATAGGTGCTGGTGATTCTTGTCGTTGCGCGCTTCTAGTTGCACGCGCACCAGTTGCGCTTCTGTGTATTGCAGAAGCAGGTTGTCAATCTCTTGCGTGCTGAGTTTTTGGGTGGTCGCTGCTGAACCAACATATATGGATGGTGCTTCATTTCTGCCACCACCCAAGAATGCAATGCGATCAATGAAGATGCAGCATGCGTGCGTTCCAATAACACCTTTTTGAACTTGCGCTCCATCGATGCGTGCAAATGGAAACAATTCTCCACCAACGTTGTCAAACACCTCAATGGTGTTGCTGTTGAGTGCATAAACCTCGTTTCGCAGCTTGATGAGTGCCACCACAGGGTCTGGGTCAACTTCTGAGCTGCCATATTTCAGCGGATTGACTGCCAGTGGATTGGACAGCTCTGTGACGACCAAATTGGCACCATCAGTGGTCATGAAGTATCCATCCACCCAGCAGAAGTCCAGCACCACGCCAAGGTCTGGGTCTGTATTTTGCGTGAGGGTGTTGGTTGCTGGATTCCAGAAATACAGTCGGCCACCGGATGCGATGCCCAGCAGATCGAAGCTGTAGTCCATCGTCACCAGTTCATTTGTTGGCCCACCAACATCACCCAAAGTTATCACTGTGCCTGCGCTGTTGATCTCCACCAGTTTGCTTCCCATGACTCGATAGCAGACACCATTCCAGTTGATGCCACCACGGTCAGTGCCTGGGCCTGTGCCGTTGGCCACAATGCCATCGCCTGGTCGCAGGAATCCATTGCTGATACCAGACTTCTTTGGCACCGGCATCATGTTGACAGGGTAGCTGGTGCGCAACTCTGGCGTGTTGTCAGCGTAAATGCCGTTTAGGATTGGGATTTGCATGGCTTACCACTTGACCTTGTTGGCCCAGTACGCTGCGCTCATCTTGCCCTTGGCAATGTTCTCAGCATGTCTGGCTTTGAATGATTCTCGACGAGTCTTGTCTGCTTTGGACTCGCCTTCCTTCTTTGGAGACCCAGACACGCCCTGCTGACCAAAGCGAATTGTCTTCACTTGGTCACCAGCCTTGGCCACGACAACATGGCTTTTGGTCGGATGCGATGGCGTGCGCTTGGGCTTGTTGTAGCCTTCCACGCCAACGCGAGCGAGTCTTGAGTCTTTGGTGGCCATGATCAGAAGATAGCTTGCAAGCTGTAGTATTCCAATTGAACCAGCTCATTTGCAGTTGTTGGTTGAGCAGTGATTGCAAATGTCTGATCCACATTGGTGTTAACACTTAGTGTCAAGACAGTACCTGTTGATGCTCCGTGGCCAGTTGCGCCAACTGCACTTGAGACAATTTGCGATCCTCCACGATTAACAATCTCTTTTTGAACCGATACGCTTGCAACGTTGGCTGCGGCCAATGTAAAGACTGCACTACCACCAAAAGTCATATTCAAGTTTTTGGCATTGGCACTATTGGTCAGGCTGAAAAGTGCATTGATTTCTATCTGTCCACCAGTTCCAACTGACCAGCCTGGCACAGTGACAGAGGACAGCGTGACTGCGGTGTTGGCCACAGCGACGACTGCGGTGCCGTACCAGACCAATGAAGTTTGCACGCCACTTTGCGTGCCACTGGTGGTAATGGCTGCACCGCCTGCGGATGCCGACACAGTGAAGGTGTTTGGAGACAACACGGTTTTGACGTAGTAGGTCGTGTTGATGGCCAAGCCAGTTGGCAATGCACCAGTGGTGGTGAATCTGATCGTGTCGTTGACAGACAAGCCATGATCTGTCCATGTCACCACGCCAGGCGCTGCAATGGTGATCGTGGCGGTGGCGCTTTTGTAAGCCAGATCGATTGTGACCGCTGTGCCGGTGGTGTCAGTGTCCAATGCTGTGACTGGGTACAAACCAGTCACGCCAGTGCCGCCACTCCATGTCACATAGACATTTTCACCAACTGCCACGGCAGCTGTGAGGCCGTGAGCGCCAGCGCTGTTCAAACGAACTTTGCCTGCGTTGTTGTTGTAGGTCAATGTCACGAATGTGCCAGCAGGCTCGACCAATCCAATTGGGCCTTTGTTCTCAAGCAACAATGCAGGGAAGCTGCGCAGCTGGGGCTGTGCACCAATGCTGTACTCGACAGTGGCATTGCGGTTGTCAATGCGGATTGTGCGGTCTTCGGTGTATGGGCCGAAAGTCTGAGCAGTATTGAACAGCGTGCCAATGGTGCTGTAGTTCCAAGGCTGTGCGCTTGTGGCCACAGATTGCAACAGGACTGTGGTGGCCTCGTTTCCAGTGTTTCCGATGCTGATGTACTCGCCAACAGGCAGGATCACATCGACTTGGTTTTGGGTCAGGCTTGGTTGAATAAACATGATGGTGGCTCCTAAAAGTTAAGCGATGCGATACCACGAATTTGTGGCTTGATAAAAGCGCATGCGGAAGAAGTCCTGCGCTGCGAGTGTGCTGGGTGCACCATAGCCATTGGCTGCGCCATTGAGCGCCAGCGTGAAGGCTGTGATCTGCTGAGTGGTTGTCACCAACACCTCAGTGCCATCAGGCGTTCCAGTGTTCAGTGGCAGTGTGATCGTGCCAGTGGCCAAGGTGCCAGCAGGCTGGATGATCATCCACTGCTGTTCGCTGACTGGTGTTGGAACTGCCACATTGAAGCCAGTGCCTGGCGTGAACAGATTGGTAGCCACGGTCGGAGCCGCAAATGTTGCTTGAAAGTATTGCAGCAATGCGCTGACCGACATTTTCCGAGCATCACCATTGTTCTGGTCGTAGACCGGAATCTGATTTGCACCAGAGACTTGGCTGATGCTTGAGAGTTGATTGATTTGTGGCATGTTGTTGGTTCCTCAGTTGTATTCGAGTGGGCCGTCTTGACCGGCCAAGACTGGATCGTAGGGGCGCTGCAAGAATGGGTCGTCGTAGACGCGCCAAGGCTTGTTGCCTGCACCGGATGGCATTGTGCCTGGCATCTGTTGCTCCATTGGCATGGCTGCGCGTGACAGGAGCGTGTTGTACGACTCTTTGGCCGTGGTCTTGGTGTCTGGCATGACCTGCTTGCCGTAGCTCGGAGCCAGTTTGATGGCCAGATTGGTGTAGATGGCCTCGTTGGAGCTGTCGGGCACATTGGTCTGCTCGTCCAGATTGCTGTCTTGAGGGCTGGATGGCAGTGGATAGGCCAAGCGAATGCCCAAGGCATTCCATGCGGCCATCATGGTGTCCAGCCTGCGCAGGGCAGACTGCAACTGCTCTGGGGTCAGATCAAAGACGTAGGATGCCAGGCCAATTTCCTCGAAGGCCTGTGCGACGAATTGGCGCTTTGTCCATCCCATGTCATTCTCCTGTGTTCTCAGACAATCTGTCTTGGATCAATTGTCCCAGTTTTTTGTCTTTTGTGCGACCATCAAAGCGAATTCCAAGTTCTGTGGCCTTGGCCTCAAGTTCTTCGCGGGTTGGCAATGCATCCTCATCGATAGGCTCAGGCTCAGGAGCTGGCGCTGGCGCGGCCTTGACCTGATCACGCCAGTCGAGTGGCTTGGCTGGCTTTTTCTTCTTGGTGGGCTTAATTGCCCACTTTGGCTTTGGCTTCTTGAAGCCACCAGCGTTGTCGCCTGCGGCCTCGATAGCCTCAGCAGACGATTCAAACCAGCCTGCGGCCAGCTTTGCGTCGAGTTCTTCTTGGGTCTGGACGCTGTCGAAATTGTATGTGCCGCCACCTGGCTTGCGTTGCTGGCCAGGACTGCGGTAGATCATTGCTGGAAATGATGTGCTCATTTTTTGGCTTTCATGGGCTTGGCTGTTTTTGCAGATGCAACAAATGCAGCCTTTGTCGGTGCGCCTTTTGTGCCAGGCTTGCGCATGCGCTCAGGTGTTTTTCCTGCGGCCTTCTGGTCTGCAATTCGTTCACGCTTGGCGTGAATGTTGGCGTATAGACCGGCTTTCACTTCATAGCCTTCTTGGGTGCTTTGCCTGGCTTGCCTGCGGCCTTGGCTGCTTTGGTCGCCACGTTCAATGCGATGGCCACGGCCTGCTTCATTGGCTTGCCGGACTTCTTTTCCATCTTGATGTTTTTGCCGATGGACTTGCTCGAATAACCTTTTGTCAATGGCATGGTGCGCTCCTTT